TTATTAATGCTGTAGTCCAAATAGGTAACAGCGTAATAAACTATGATTTTGATTTACACATGGGCGCTGGAGATAGACTTGAAGCGTCTACAGAAGAAAACTCTACAGTATCATTATTGATTGCTTACCATGAGGAATATGTAGGTACATAATATGGGAACACTTACCTATTTACAGCTAACTAATCGTGTGTTGCAAGACCTCAACGAAACGACATTAACAACGCTGTCGTCTAGTCGTGGTGTGCAAACTGTTGCCAAAAACAGTGTCAATCGGGCCATTAACGACATCGTTAACAGCGAAGTCCAATGGCCCTTTTTGTTTTCAACAAAAGATCAAGACACTAATGTTGCTGTTCGTGAGTATTCTTTACCTTCTGATTACAAGTATATTGATTGGGATAGCTTTGTACTTCTTCCCAAAGAACTTGTTACAAATGGAGAGTTTACATCTAACATTACAAGCTGGACAGATTCCTCTACAGGTACAGGTTCTGTAGCCCATACAAGTTCTGGCGATGGTAGGTTACGTCTTACTGCTGGTGCCAGCGGCGTTGCTATTGCTGTACAATCTTTAAGCATAGTTAAAAATAAAACATATAGAATTTCTTTTGGTGTTTTTAATGGAACTGTTACACTAAACATTGGAACAACAAGCAACGGCACTGAAATAGGAACCCGTACTGTTACTGTATCTGACACAGGTGAGTTTAACTACGTTGATTTTACTTTTGCACCAACTGCCGCTACGGTCTACATCGGCTTTAACACCACAACAGATGCAAACATTGATGTAGATAATGTATCAGTAAAAGAAGATTTTTCTCCAAAAAAACTTAAATACATTTCTTACGATGAGTGGTTTGAGCGTTATTCTGAAACAGACCGCGCAAATGCTGCGGATCGTCTTGATGAGCCTGTCTATGTGTACCACACACAAAATGAAAGTCTAGGTCTATCTCCTGTTCCAGACAAATCTACCTACACTATCAGTTACGAGTACTGGACCTACAATACTGAACTGTCTGCTGATAGTGATGTTTCAATTGTTCCCACACGATACGAACACGCAATTGTTGCCCGTGCTAGATACTATGTAGCTATTCTTCGTTCTGATACTGCAACAGCACAGGCTTCACTTGCTGAGTATAATGATGTTGTGCGTAGAATGAGGATTGAACTGGTTAATCGAAAAGATTATTTTAGAGCGGTATAATGCCTAATACATCTGCAATCTCGCCATTTATTTTTTCATGTGGTGGTGGTCTTGTACTTGACAAAGACGCCTTTAATATGCAGCCGGGAGAGGCTTTAGTTTTACAAAACTTTGAGCCTTCTATTAACGGTGGCTATCGTAGGCTTACTGGAACTACAAAGTATTCCAGCACACAAGTAAACGGCAATACAGATAAAGTTATTGGTGTGACGGTTTTTAACAATACTGTTATTGCTGCCGCAGGAGCAAATGTTAAGTACAGCACAGGCGGTGCATGGACAAGCATTACTACTGCTAGAACAAGTGCAGTTCGTTATAGTTTTGACGAGTATAACTTTAACGGCACTGATAAGCTAATTATGGTTGATCAAACAAACATTCCTGCTTCATGGGATGGATCAACATACAAACTTTTAAATGGTGCAGCAGGCACAGGTTTAGGGACTGCTCCAGCTAATCCTAAATTTGTTGCTGTATTTAAAAACCACATGTTTTATGCGGGCATGAGTGCTTCTCCACAAGAAGTTCTTTTTACTGCTCCTTTTAATGAAGATGACTACACAGTAGCTAATGGTGCTGGAACTATTAAAGTTGACAATGTTATTACTGGAATTAAAACTTTCCGTGATAGTTTAATTATTTTCTGCGAAGATCAGATTTTTAGACTTATTGGTTCTAGTGCAACAGACTTTAGAATTGAACTTGTAACTCGCAACATTGGCTGTACGGACGGATTTTCACTTCAAGAAATTGGTGGCGATCTTTTGTTCCTTGCTCCAGACGGTTTACGCACGGTTGCCGGTACTGCTAAAATTGATGACGTTGAGTTGGGTAGCGTAAGTAAAGCAATTCAACCTCGGATTAATGACATTGGCTATGACAACATTTCTTCTGTAGTTATTCGTACTAAAAGTCAGTATCGTTTATTTTATCCAACTACAAGCGGCGTTGTTGCAGCCAGTAAAGGTATTTTAGGAACATTAAAAAGAAACATTCAAGGTGGCATTGGATACGAGTGGGCAGACATTAGAGGATTAAAGCCTAGTTGTATGGCTTCTGGTTTTATTAGTAATGTTGAAGTGGTTGTTGGTGGAACATATGATGGCTATGTAATTCAACATGAAAGTGGCGATACTTTTGATGGATCAAATATCGCTGCTATTTATCGGTCACCTGATCTTCCATTAGGAGATGCAGGCATTAGAAAATTAATGCAGCGTGTTATTTTTAATTATGAAACTGAAGGTGACATTGCTGGCGAATTAAGATTACGTTATGACTTTGATGACACTGGAGTTCCCTCTCCTGCAAAATACGATTTTACTTCAGGGGGTGGTGCATTTATTTATGGAACTTCCAGCTATGCAACTGCAGTTTATGGCTCATCTGGTAATCCTTTTTTAAGGCAACCTGTCGAGGGGTCAGGTTTTACTGTAGCCTTAAAAGTAGATGCTGCCAATGATAAAAAACCATTTTCAATTAAAGGATTTCAATTAGAGTTTACCCCCGGAGGACGTAGATAATGGGTGCAACTTATACAAGGCAAAGTGCTGCTGAAATTGTTGACGGTGAAGTAGCTGAAGCTTCTGATTTTAACAACGAGTTTAATCAGCTTGAGGCTTTTGCTGCTGCGTCAACAGGCCATACCCATGATGGCACAACAGCAGAAGGTGGTCCTGTAACTAAGCTGCTTGGTACAGCAATCACAATTGGTGATGGTACTGCTGCCACAGATATCGTAATTACTGTCGATGGTGAAACCAACGATGGCGTCATTACTTGGATGGAAGATGAAGACTACTTCAAGATTCAAGATGACGTAGTAATTAACAGCACAGAGCGTCTATATCTTTTTGATCAGGGCGGTGAGTATCTTTCAGGCGATGGTACAGACCTAACTATTACTTCGGGCGGCGCAATCAATCTCACTGCTGCTACGGATGTTGTAGTTCCAGCCAACGTAGGAGTAACATTCGGTACTGGTGAAAAGATTGAAGGCGACAATACTGATTTAACTGTTACTTCAGGTGGCGCAATTAACTTAACAGCCGTAACTGATGTTGTTGTGCCTGCTAACGTCGGTGTTACTTTTGGTACTGGTGAAAAGATTGAAGGTGATAACACTGACCTGACTGTTACTTCAGGCGGTGCAATTAACCTTACCGCTACTACGGACGTTGTTGTACCTGCCAACGTAGGCGTTACCTTTGGCACAGGGGAGAAGATTGAAGGTGACAACACAGACCTTACAGTAACTTCCGGTGCAGATATCAATCTTACTGCTACAGCCGATGTAAACATTCCTGCCAACGTAGGTGTTACTTTTGGTGATGATGGAGAAAAGATTGAGGGTGACGGTACCAATCTGACAATTTCTTCAAGTAACAACTTGACACTTGACGCAACTGGTGATATAATTCTAGATGCAGACGGGGCAGATGTAACTCTTAAAGATGCTGGTACTACTTATGCTGCGCTTACAAATGCTACTGGTCAACTGGCAATCAAGTCAGGTGCAACACCAACCACTGCCGTAACCTTTAGTGGAGCAAATGCAGACTTTGCTGGTACGTTAGACGTAACGGGAGCCACTACTCTAGACAGTACATTAAATGTAAAGGGCAATGTTACACTTGGTGATGCAGCTACAGACACAGTAACAATTACTGCTGACGTTGCATCAAATGTTATTCCTTCTGCTGATAGCACTTATACTCTCGGCGATGGTTCTAACTACTGGTCGCACGGTTACATTGATGCCATTACAACAACAGGCAACGTAACAGTAGGCGGCGATCTTACTGTAACAGGGTCGCTCAGTGCTGCCGACACAAACATCACAAATGTTGGTGACATTGCTCTTGACAGCATTAGCGCAGACGGTACAGAAATTGACATTCTGCTTACCGATAACATTGCTGCTGCTCTTGAAATTAAAGAAGGCGCTAATGCCTACCTTACCTTTGTTACTACAGATGCTGGCGAACAGATTACTCTTGGCAAGAAACTTGCTGCTGGTTCTGTAGAGATTGAAGGAAGCAACTTTGATATTACTGGCGGCAGCATTTCTGGTATTACCGATCTTGCTCTTGCCGATGGTGGCACAGGTGCTTCCACTGCTGCTGGCGCTAGAACTAATCTAGGTCTTGTAATTGGAACAGATGTACAGGCATACGATGCCGGTCTAGCAGACATTGCCGGTCTTGCTGTTACTGATGGAAACATCATTGTAGGTGATGGAGCAAATTGGGTGGCTGAATCTGGAGCCACTGCTCGCACTTCACTTGGTCTAAGTATCGGTACTGACGTACAGGCTTACGATGCAGGACTTGCTGACATTGCTGGACTAGCTGTAACAGATGGCAACATCATCGTAGGTGATGGAGCAAACTGGGTAGCAGAAAGTGGAGCAACAGCCAGAACATCACTTGGCCTTTCTATTGGTACTGACGTTCAAGCCTATGATGCAGGACTTGCTGACATTGCAGGCTTGGCTGTTACGGATGGCAACATCATTGTTGGCGACGGTGCTAACTGGGTTGCTGAAAGTGGCGCTACTGCTCGTACATCACTGGGACTTGCAATTGGTACAGACGTACAGGCATATGATGCAGGTTTGGCAGACATCGCAGGACTTGCAACAACTGACGGTAACATTATCGTAGGTAGTGGTAGTAACTGGGTGGCAGAGAGTGGCGCAACGGCTCGTGCTTCCCTTGGCTTAACAATTGGCACAGATGTGTCACCGGCTGGTGAAGCTGTTGCTTTAGCAATTGCTCTAGGAGGATAATTAATAATGGCTAATACTTTTAAAAATGCAGCAGTTGCAGCGGGAACAGGTGATACAACTTTATACACTTGCCCCGGTTCCACAACGGCTGTTGTTCACGCAATTATGTTGACGAATGTGGACGGTGCTAATTCAGCTACAGTAACAGTTAAGGTTACTGACTCGTCTGCTGCCACAACATATACTCTTTTACAGGATGCACCAGTACCTGCTGGCAGTACTCTTGTATTTGATAAACCTGTAAACCTTGAAGATAGCGATGTTCTAAAAGTTTCCGCAGGTGCTACTAACGACATCTCAGCTTTTGCATCGGTTTTGGAGATTACATAAGATGCCTTATACCGGACCAGAACCTGCTCGTAGACCACTGTCTAGTGATGATATCACTGATGGTATTGTTTCTACTGCTGACCTTGCAGACAGTGCTGTAACAATAGCTAAAATTGGTGATGCCACGCTTACGGCGCTCTCCTCAGTTATGTCCTCGACGGCCACAGCGGCGGCTCAACGTGCGGCTCTTGCTGCCACGGGCAACCTAGCATCTGTTCAGGTTTTCACTGCCAGCGGCACTTGGACTAAGCCCGCAGATGTGAAGCGCGTCCTCGTTCACGTTCGGGGCGGCGGTGGTGGTGGTGGAGCCGCAACTAGTACCGCCCATGTACAAACTGGCGCAGGCGGCGGGCAAGGCGGCCTCTCGATAAAGACAATCGACGTTTCCGCTATATCCAGCGAAACGGTCACGGTCGGCGCGTCGGTTGGCGGCGGCGGCGCGGGCGGCAACGGCAACACCGGCAACACATCGTCATTCGGTGCGCATTGCAGTGCAACTGGCGGCGCGGGCGGCGAAGGCGGAAGCACTGGCAACCGTTGCCGAGGCGGTGCCGGTGGGACGGGCAGCGGCGGCGACGTAAATCTGCGCGGAGGACCGGGCGGCAATGCCTTGAGGGCGGACACGACGAACTTTTGCATAGCTGGCGTCGGCGGTGGCGAAGGTGGCGGTCGCGCAGCGACTAATAGCGACGGTGAAGCGGGTCTGGCCACCACGGGAGGCGGCGGCGGCGGGGCTGTCGCTGACGGCGGCAATCCCAGCGGTGGCGCTGGTGGTGCGGGAATAGTCATCGTATGGGAGTTCAAATAATGAAGGCTCTAGTCGAAGCAAGCGGGCGTGTCGCTCAAGTCGTCGCTGACGACCAATCTTTTCCGGTGCATCCGTCCCTACAGTGGGTTGACTGCGATGACACCATCATTAGCGACCAACATAATTACATTAACGGTGTGTTTGTGATCGAGCCACAACCGGCGCTAACTTGGGCAGACATTCGCAGCGAGCGCGACGGTCTGCTTGCGGCGACAGACTGGCAAGCAGGGACGGATGTTACAATGACTGACGCTCAGAAAGCATATCGGCAAGCCTTGCGCGATATTCCACAAACATTTGCAAACCCAGAAGATGTTGTTTGGCCGACCAAGCCATAAGGAAATATAAACAATGCTAGAAAACATTAAATATGCAAACGCAGAACACACTGTAATTTCTGCAACAGAAAACGGTATTCAGCTTTCTATTCCAGTTGCTGTTGGTAACAGGCATTATGATGATATTATTGAGCAAGGTATGGCTATCGCTGACTACGTGCCCCCTGCACCAACTTGGGCTGGTATTCGTGGGGAGCGCGATGCACTTCTTAAATCTACAGATTGGTGGGGTGTTTCAGATCGTACCATGTCGGCAGAAGAAACAGCTTATCGCCAATCTCTTCGTGACTTGCCACAAACATTTGCAAACCCAGAAGATGTTGTTTGGCCGACAAAACCATAGGAGTTTTTAAATAATGGCAATTTCAACAATTGGTGCTAGTGCATTAGATAGTGGTGTATCGCAACTAGGCAAAAACCTCATCATCAACGGCGCGATGACTGTGGCGCAGCGGGGCGGCACACTGAGCCTCGGTTCGGGGGGCACAACAACGTACCTCCCCGTTGATCGTTTTAAGATATCAGAAGGTGGCGGGGCGGCGAGGTTTGACGTTTCGCAGGATACATCTGTAGTCCCGTCTGGGTTTGCCTATTCCCTCAAGGTTGACTGCACCACTGCGGATGGAACTATTGAGGGGAACGATCTGGCGGTTATTGCTCAAGGGATTGAAGCGCAAAATCTTCAACACCTTTTGTACGGTACCGCAGGAGCAAAAACTCTTGTCTGCACTTTCCGAGTGCGGTCGCCAAAGACAGGCACTCACTACGTTGGGCTGACGCAGTTTGACACAGAGCGGTACTATCTTCGCGCGTACACTGTTGATGTCGCTGACACATGGGAAACCAAAACAGTGACATTCCCCGGCGATACCTCCGGGGTTATCAACTCAGATACAGGCGAAGGTTTACGGTTGTTCTTCGCCCTATATGGAAGAGGGGGGAACTTTGGGGGTGGGACTGCTGATGCGTGGACGGCTTGGCCTGCAGGTGTCATTCAGTACATGGCGTCAGATAGTGTGAACGTCTTAGATAACACCGCAAACAACTTTTACCTCACTGGCGTTCAACTTGAAGTCGGCAGCGTGGCGACGGATTTCGAGCATGAGCCGTACAGCACCACGCTGGCGAAGTGTTTTCGGTACTTTTACCGCATCACGGAAGATAGCCCCTTTGCATCAACAGGTGCCATATTCGCGTTCGGCTCTGCGGCGGCGGGGACAAACGTGGTTGCCCAAGTGCAGTTGCCTGTTCCTATGCGGGCTGTTCCATCCGTTGCTGTTTCGGCAGCGACAGATATAAGCGTTGTGCCTGACGGCACAGACAACCCCATTGCTGTCTCACTTTTCGGCGGGGCTTACGGTGATACCACCCACGAAAGAGTAAGGCTGTCTTTTGGTCTTACGGGCGCAACCCAGTATCGCCCATACCATGTGTACCTAGAGAATGGTTCTGCGGGTTGGATACATTTTGTCGCGGAGTTGTAGGAGATTGGAATGCTAGAGACACATTACAAGAACAGCGCAGAACTTTAACAAACTAACAGGGAAATAACACATGCCTTATATTGGTAACGATATTCAATATGGTGAGTTGAACAGCCAGACATTTACTGGCGACGGTTCTACCACAGCATTTACATTAACGTACACAGTATCAAATGTTAATTCTCTTTTGGTAACTGTTGCAGATGTAATTCAAGAACCAACAACTGCCTACACTGTTAGTGGAACAACACTGACATTTACTTCTGCTCCTGCAAACAGTGACACAATTCATGTACGCTATCTGGGAAGAACTCTTGATGTAGGTACAACTGCAATTGTACAGGATAGTGATCAGGACACTAAGATTCAGGTTGAAGAAAGTGCTGATGAAGATACCATTCGGTTTGATGTTGCTGGTACAGAAGTAGCAACCATTGCTGCGTCTTTAACGTCAGTTAAAAACGGTGCGCTAACTCTTAGCGGCACTACTCCTACTCTTACTGTTGGAGATGCGGGTGCGGAAGATGCCAAGATTGTGTTTGATGGCAACGCGCAAGACTTTCATATTGGACTTGACGACAGTGCGGATGATCTAGTTATAGGCTTAGGCTCTACGCTTGGCACAACAACGCATATGTCTTTCGATGAAAATGGTGTGATTGGCCTGCCATTGCAACCAGCATTTAGCGCATTTAGAACCACTGTTGGCAATACTATCGCCAGTGGGGCTACGAGTAAAGTTCAATTTAATGGTGAGCGTTTTGATAATGGTGGACATTATGACAATGTAACCAATCATAGGTTTACTGCTCCTGTCGCTGGCAAATACCTTTTTAATACAGACGTTGGTTTGTATGGCTTTGGCGCAACAAACGGCGGTCGGATCAATTGTTATTTATATAAAAATAACAATCTTTGGGCAGACTTGCAGCGAATTACTGTAGGAGCAAGTACTGCTTTTAATTCCGCATATCAAGAAGTAATTCTTGGTGGGTCTATTATACTTGATCTAGCCGCGTCAGATTATATTGAAATTTTTGTTTACAATAATAGTGGCGCAACTATAACTGTAAATTGGGGATTAGGAGAAATATATTCCGGGTTTTCCGGTTATAAACTAGCGTAGGAGTTTTACAAATGACAACGGCACAAGCAACTGTAGACACAGATATTGACATTCCTGCTGTAGTTAAGGCGTGTGATAAATCTTGGACAGACGACACTGCTCATAGTGTTTTTTGGATGGATGGTACAACTTTATTCGTAGCAGATTGTGAGCAGTCTGTTTTAGATACTGCTGTATCTTCTCGTAATGCAAGCGCAGACAAGTTTGTACGAGACATGAAAAACTTGCGTGGGGTAAGAAATAACCTGTTATCTGAAAGTGATTGGACCCAGCTACCTGATGCACAGGCGGATGCTGCCGCTTGGGCAACTTATCGTCAAGCCCTTCGTGATCTTCCTGCTAACACTGCTGATCCAGCAAATCCTGTCTGGCCTACCAAACCATAAATGAACACCTTCCTAGATTTTTGGCCTGTTCTTTCTGGTCTAATTGCTATTGCAGCAATTGGTGTGGCCTTTCGTGCAGAAGTTCTAGTAAGATTAAAAGTTATTGAAGAAAAAGTAGCAACACTATTTGAACTGTTTAATAAGGGAAAATAATTGTGGTTGATCTACAAGTGAGAACAAAACTTATAGAACAAAAACTTAGAGAGGAATAAATGCTAAAATATATTTTTGCAGGACTGTTTGGGCTTAGTGTGTTACTTGCTACATCTCCTGCAAAAGCGCAAGCACCGATTTGTGGAGAGCGTGAGCAGATTATTCAAGCAATTAAGAATCGCTTTCAGGAAGTAGAAACAGAGTATGGTCTTGATGGTGTAACAGGTAACTATGTTGGAGTGTTTGTACAGCCCAATACTCGTTCCTTTACCTT